CTGAGCGAAATCTATCACTCAGACATCCTTTGGAATCATAGGGAACGGGCGATAGGAGGCGATTCTAGCGTTCAAAAATTCAGCAACCAATTCTGCCTCCTCCATGGTCGCGCCTTCTCTCAGATCGAAAAAGGGCGGATCAACCGGAAGCCCTGGAATGTCGTCTTGAAACTCCATAATCAGAAAGGGTAGCCCGTCGACGGTCTCCTTGACCGTAAAGGCGACTCTGGTTTTGTAGCTCATCGCGACCTCCTTTATTCGGCGTTATACCTAACCATCAACCAATACCCCACTTCAACGAATCACGCCAGCCGGCGAGGCAGGCGTTTGCCTGGAGATAACCCATGAGCATCCCCGCAAATGCTTTGAGCGACGAAGAGTGTCTGCACTACGCCGCTCTTGATCCGGCGGCCGCCGCCGAACTGACTCGCCGCTTCACCTCGCAAAGCATCGACCCCAACGCCGAGCGCGAAGAGCTGCGCGAAGACATCCGCCGCCTCGAAAGCCAGGCGAACGATGACGAAGACGAACTCGAAAATCTTCGCGATGGCGCCGGCGAGGCCTGTCAGTGGATCAAGCGAGCAATGGACCCGGAAGACCGGGAGCTATCAGTGAACGAGCTGCTGCAAAAAGCGCTCGACTGCCTGGAGTAAAGCCATGAGTACATTTGCAGTTTTCGGAATGAATGAGCACTTCGCCCGCGAAGAGGCGAAGCGCAAGGTTCGCGACTTCAAGATTGAGAAAGGCCAGCGGATCGAGCTGTCCATGAGTCAGTGGCTCCAGGCTGTCGAAGATCGCGTGATCAAGATCATGGACGGAAAGCGAGTCGCCCAGCTCAGCAGCATGTTTGATACCCCCCAGTACGCCGCCGATTACGCCGAGCGCATTCGGAAGCTGGGTCGATGCCGGGACATCGTTATCAGGGCGAAGGTAAAGCTGCCGCAGAACGACCTGAGGCGGAAGTCTCCGACCAAGCTTTCTTGGATGGACTACTCACCGGAATCGACGGCGGCCGCATAACCACCAAACTTCAGGTTTCGCCGGCTCGCATAAACGATCTGATCCAGAAGCAGATCAGACCTACGCCAAACAGCGGCCAAAGGATAAGCGCTGCATCCTCAACTGAAAACATCCCAGAAAAGAAGCTTTTCAGTGAGAGAGTGCCAATGAGAACCCTGGCAGCACCCCATAACATCAATAGAGCCCAGGTAGTTAAGGCAGCCCACCCCGTCCAGCCGATTGTTTTATCAATAAGCTTTCTCTGATTCCTTGTCATCCGATTCTGATCTCGCTTTTTTTGCGCAGCATACACCAGCATTTATACCGCCCGGGCATGCCCCGGCATAGGACGCCCCATGCCCACAGAAAACAAACCGGCGAGCATGTTCATCGTGCTGAGCCTGAAGCACACCCATCGCCGCCATAAGGCAATCACGCTCTGGCGAGCAGACGACAGTGGCTACTGCTGGAAGCTTTCCAGCGCCGGCGTTTATGAAGAAGCGCGGGTGCTGGAGCATCTGGGCTACTACAACAGCGGCTGCTCGAACGTTGCAGTGCCTGCGGATCTGGTGGAACGGCTCTCCTGGGAAGTTGAGTACGACACCAAGGAGTTTGGGATTTGTCTGCCAAACAATGCCGACACCTGGGCGAAATTACTGGCCTGCGTGATCCGCCCCACCGATTACGAGCCGAAGCCGGAATATCGCGGCTGTCGCTACAAAGAAAACAGCCTGTGGATCAAGCGTAAGCGGTGTGAGCAGGTCAATCAGGCGATCCGGATCATCGCAGACCATGGTCGCCGGTTCTTCTACAGCAAGACGGTAAATCGCTACGCAGGCATGGAGGTCGACGCCCGCGGCAAGATCTGGTTCATCGACGATTACAGCGGCAAGCGTGTCTTCACGCATGAAACGGTGTGGGGCGGCCGGTGGCGCGGCTTTAGCCATGGCGGAACGCTGCGTAGCTTGGTCGAAGCCTTCCGCGATTACATCTGCACCGGCAAGCAGCTGCACCATGGCTATCTCGGACCTGAGCAGTTCGATGACAGCAACATCTGGGGTTATGACGAAGCGGGCATTAAGGCTGTGCGCGAGCAGGCCAGTGCCCTTCCCGTTTTCCAGCAGATCGCGCCGGCTGCGAGTTCGTATGATCTGGCAACTAAACCTGCTGCGCACTGTGTCTAATAAGAAGCAACTGCGTATCCATCATAACCAACAGGTCTTCCAGCGGGCTAAACATACTAACGTTGATAGCTATTTCAGGATCATAGCCGATTAGAGCACTATCTCGGGCAAGCTTTGTAAGTGACCTAATTTGAATAACGCTCTCAACCATATCCGTGTTGGGCATGGACATTAAGTCAATGGCGACTAAATCACGCTGCAATTCCTCAACATAGTTCAGGCGCTCGCGTATATCTGACGGCGCATCGGGTGTAACGGGACGATAAAAATTACGAAGCCCTGCATCGAGGCAAGCAACTGCATGACGCGCCTCTAAGCAAATTTCTTCTACCGCCCTAATCACAACGAGCTCCCTGGCCCTGATATGTTTTTTATTTGAGCGCCTATCTGCAGATGAAATGATCACAGCGGCAATGATCGCAGCAACAGAACCTACCGCCTGAACCCAAGCAGCGGCATCATTTTTGGCATCGAAAAACTCCAAAACAACGAATAGCGCCCAGCCGAGAGCACCAATTGCCAGAAACGCCCAAACAACCCAAGCACTTGCTAGTTTCATAGCCGCTGCAGTTTCTACCTTCTTCACCTAAAACTCTCCTTGTCTTGTTAAGGAAGAGAGCTTGACCATTTCTGCTGGTGGGGTCTACGCCCAGCAGCCCTCCCCCTTCAAAGTCAGCCGCTATAGCGGCAAGGACGAAGTCATGCCTGAAGAAAAGATAACGTTCGTGAATGGCGAGCCAGCCAAATGCGGCTGCCAGATGAAGTTCAGCTCTGGCGGCGGCGATTACTCCGATGTGCTCTACGTGATGCCATGCGCTGCCCACAGCCCAAAACCTTTCGGCCCTATCGAAGTGAAGCGCGACAAGGATGGATGGTGGTACCACCCGAATATCCCGAACTTTGGTGAGGACGAAGACCCCGCGCCCTATACCGCTTGGACGAAGGAGCAAGGGCTGGAGCTGAAAGGCTGGCACTCGGGTGACGAGATTTACGACCTTCCGGAAGAAGATGCGGCCTGCACAGCTTGGAATCCCGAGTCACCAGGGCCTGAGTGGTTCCTGATGGGGATTTTCGACACTGAGGACGGCCCGTATGTGCAGTGGGCACGCCGTGAGGTGGCGCCGTGAAGACCTACCCGCTCGATATCGAATCAGTTGGAGAAGAAACCTACGTCGTCATGAGTCGCGGCCATCACGAACTGGAACAGTTCATGGTTGAGGCCGTGAAAGAAAGGCCTCGCTGGAAGCTCGGTGGGCCGATTCATGTCTGGTGCAAGACCACGCCGGGCCATGGCACCTATGACAGCCTGTATCACTTTGTCCCAGAAGGTACTCGCGGTAGTTGGCCCGCGACCTACTGCTTCGAATATGGCGAGGACTGGGAGCGCTAAAACGAGGTGACGCCATGATCGCCCCCACCTGGTTCGTCTGCGTGTACTGCTACAAGGGGCCGCGATGAAGATAAACCGCCCCATCAGCCACCGAATGAACCGGACAGGAATTCGGCAACTGATGAGACGTAAGCTTAAACAATAGCTCACTTGATCAGTTTGTCTTGGGTGAAGCAATGGCGGTAAGGGTTCGCCCCGCCAGCCACTTCAGAAGGGGAGCTGCGAGTTACGCAACTGGCGAGGCGAACCAATAAACCTTAGCTCGCCTACTCAGCCTCCCTCTCACCCTTCATCCGATTTCACAATCCACCTACCAGCCTGCCGGTGAACGGCGGGCGAGGAATTCGCGTGAATATTTACCGACATACCTTCGTAGCCGCCTGCCCGGCCGACGGCGAACTCATCATCTACCAGTTGGAAGTTCGGTCGCCGAAGATGATCCACGTCGAACACATCAAAGCCGCTACCGCGAACATCAAGAATGGCTGGCACGAACAGATCGCCGATCGGTTGTCCGAGGCGCTGGGCGGCGATCAAACGATCATTGCCACACACCAGGGCGTCGAGATCGAAACAGTGAGGCTCAGCGGATGATCCATTACCACGGTTTGCCGATCACACCAGAGACAGCGGCAGCCGCGGCGATTGGCGGTGGCCATGCCTTTGTGAGCTTCAGCGACCCTCGGCAACTCGCACTGGCAGCCCAAGTCTGCCAGTCGTTTGCCATCGATAACGGGGCGTTCTCTGCCTGGAAACAAGGCAAGCCCATCACTGACTGGCAGCCGTTCTATCGCTGGGCAGCAGACGCAAAACTGATTCCGGCCTGCGACTTCGCGGTGATACCCGACGTGATCGACGGCGACGAAAAAGCCAACGACGCGTTGCTTAAAGAGTGGCCGCTGCCTCGATGGTTTGGGGCTCCAGTTTGGCACATGCACGAAAGCCTCGAGCGCTTGGAGCGATTGGCGAGCGGATGGCCAAGGGTCTGCATCGGCAGTTCGGGCAACTACTCGCAGCCAGGAAGCGCCGCTTGGTGGGTGCAGATGGGAAAGGCTATGCGGGTGGTTTGCGATGACGACGGCCGGCCCATGTGCAAGCTTCACGGCTTGCGAATGCTCGACCCTGCAATCTTCGGCCATCTGCCGCTCTCGAGCGCCGACAGCACGAATATCGGTCGGAACATCGGTATCGATCAGGCTTGGCGTGGCACATATTCGCCACCGACCAAGGAAGCCCGGGCATCAGTAATGCGCAGCCGCATCGAGTCGCACAACTCGCCACCACGCTGGACCTACAACATCCCGGAAGTCGCGCCAACCCAAGGTGCACTGCTTTAACCCCCTCCCCACCTTCTGCCGCCACGCGCGGCATGGAGCACTCATGATTTATGAAGCCTTGCAGCCTCAAGACCCGGACAAGGTGACTGAAAAACAAATGGCCACTCGCCT